ACACAAATTCATTGTTGCCATCGAGTCGATCCCAGAGGATTATCAAACTGCATACCAAAATGTGCAGAAAGCGGATACTCTTATTTATAATCATTTCCTTGACAGTCGTAGTCCAGATGTACAACTCCCTCCCCCTCGCGAGGTTAATCGTACTCCAATTCCCCCCGAAATTAGTCAGACGTTTAGAATGTCAGATGAAATGACACAGGCGATATTGGGTTCCTATGATGGAGCAGCAGGGATTAATAGAGATAACATGTCTGGAATAGCTTTTCATAGATCAGCCCTACAAAGTAATACAGCCTCTAAACCATATATAGTTGGGTTCGTAAAAGCACTTAATCGAATTGCTCAAATAATAGTGGATTTGATACCTAAATATTATAGAACACCTAGAACTTTGCCAGTTATGTTGCCAGATGGGAAACGTTCACATGTAGAGATAAACAAAAAAGGCTCTATCTATATGAACTATGACCCTAATACCTTAGAGGTTAAGGTAGAAGCCGGCGTTAACTTTAATAGACAAAAAGAAATAGCACTAAATACAATAATTAGCTTAATGCAGGCTTCACCTCTATTTGGTCAGTTTATGAACGAACATGGACTTCAAATTCTTCTAGATAATGTTGAGATTCGAGGAATTGAGGGACTAAAAGAGAAAGCTGTCGAGTTTGAGCAGGAACTTGCACAACAACGCAAACATCAGCAAGAACAAGAAGCTCAACAAGGTCAGGCTCAAGCACAACAAATGCAGCAGCAAGCTCAAATTGAACAACAAAGAGTACAAATTGAAATGGCTCAAGCGCAGAGATCCTTGGAGAATCCAAGTATTGAGCAACTCGGCTTAATGTCTATTCAAGAGAAGGCAAAGTTAGATGCCGCCAATGTCTCTTTAAAAGAAAGAGATCTTGAAACAAAGTTTATGGAAGTTATGGCTAAAATTCAGATGCAAGGTTTGGAGCTAGACCAAAAGGCTGCACAACAGGACGCTGAAACTGCCAGAGAGGTTATAAGAGACTTAACTGAGATGAGTAATAATTTTGAAAGAATAAGTAAGGAGACACATGATGAAAGGTAAGAAGAATTTTATCCAGGATGCGATAAAAAAACCTGGAGCACTTAGAGCTGCAATGCATATAAAAAAAGGTGAAAAAATACCTGAGGATAAACTAGAAAAGGCTGAGCGCAGCAAGTCACCATTAATGCGTCGTAGAGCAAATTTAGCTGAAACGTTAAAACACATGAAAAAGAAATAAGGAAGTAAATTATGCCACTCGTAAAAGGACCTAAAGCTAGAACTAAGTCCGGAATGTCAGCTAACTATAAAACTGAGGTAGCAACTAAGCCAAAAAAACAGGCGATTGCAATAATGCTTTCCATGGCCGGAAAAAGCAAGAAAACAAAATCTCATAAAAAATAGATTATTATTACTATAAAAACATACAGTTTTGATAACATTTATTGTATAATTTTGGTTCGAAATAACCAGAAAATCCAGGAGTAATTATGGAAATTTATACACTAAAAGACGCAAGAGATTCGTTTCAAAAAATAGTAAAAGATTGCCAGCAATCATCAGAACCAACATGGATTTTAGGTAAGGGTTACAAGGCAGTTATCTTATCAGAAGAGCTATATGAATCTATGCAAGAATCAATAGAAGTATTTTCTACTATGTTTAGAGAGGAACGACAACGTCAGAAAGAAACAGGGGACGAAGGAGAAATAGTAGATTTGGATAATATGTAAGATGTATATTATCGTTATCAGTCCATGTGCTAAAAAAGATGTAAAATTAATAAAATTATCCAAGTATTATGGGAAGTATAAAGAGCTTCTACTAAAGATATCTCAAGATCCGTATGCCCCAGGAGATAATTTTAAGGTAATGAGCGGTAAAATACCGGAAACATTCTCAAGAAGAATATCCTTAAAGCATAGGCTAGTCTACGTGGTAGATGAGGATATTATTACTATAGAAATAGTCAGATGTTGGGGTCATTATTAAAGTTATTTCAATATGAAACCATTTTGGATATGTAGCTCAGAGAGTAAGAGCAGCAGACACATCTGCAGGTCCTGGGTTCGACTCCCAGCATATCCATTTTTTTTGAAAAGCATATATACACTTATTAAAAATAGTGCCATACTTAAATTGATATATTTTTTCCATATGTATATCCTTTACCCCGCTTCTTGATGCATGAGGCGGGGGTTTAAAAAGAAAGTTGACTTTATGTTTATCTAGATATAAACTGAATTATAGAATTAGTGCACGGGCACGATAAAACCGGTCTCACTTTTCCAGGTTTAGGTAAAACTTGGCGAACTCATCGTAAGAGGTCTTAACCGCGGTCACACGGGCAATAGTGCGAAGAAAATGGAAGGTATGTACATGGATGATTTGAATATGAGCGGAGCTCAGCCGGACCAAATTGAACCACCTATGCAACAACAGAAAATGTTGTCGCAAGATGAGGTCAATTCGCTAGTTGCACGAGAAAAGCAAAATGCGGCCGCTAGAGCTAGACAAGAAGTTGAAAGGGAGTATCAACAAAAGGCAATGCAAGCGCAGCAACAGCAGCAAATGCAGAGTCAACAGCAAGAGCAACAAAGGATGTCGCAAGGCCCCTCTGAAGCAGATGCAGATGCTATCTATCAACAAGTCCAAGAACGCTTTAATAAAGAGATGCAAGAACGTCAGTTCCAACAGGAAATGACCAATGTTGCCAACTCTTATCATGCGAAAATGGACTATAGTCGGAAATCTTACGATGACTTTGATGATATTACAAAAGATTTTGAACCAACAGCTTTTCCCCAGCTCGTATATTTAGTGAGCGGATTGGAAAATGCGGGGGACATTATCTATGATTTAAGTAAGAATCCTCAAAAATTAGTCACGCTAGACACTCTCGCTCAACGTTCACCGCGCCAAGCACAAGCCGAGTTATTGAAGTTATCTCAGTCTATATCGCAAAATAGTAATGCGAGAACTGAGGCAGACCAATACTCTACTTCTGCTCCGCTAAATCCATTACAACCTTCCCGAGTATCTGGGAGCAATGGAAAGCTGACCGTGAGAGACTTAAGAGACATGCCTTGGCTTAAAGGTTAGTTTCGTCTTAATGTAGGCAAGTAGATTGCTCCTTTGTTTTAACAAAGGGAGATTGAAATGCCTACAAATATCTTGCAACAGGTTATTACCTATAATGAATCTAACCTTGCGCTTTTACTTAACTCTTTCTGTTTTTTAAGTACATCGAATAAAAAGTTCGTTGGATTTAATGATTCTATTCCTAAGAACTTGGGTGACACTGTATCATTTGATTTACCACCAAGATTTACCACTACGAACTCACTGGTTGTAACATTCCAGCCTGCTGTTCAGCGTGTTCAAAACTTGACGGTAGACCAACAAGCCTCAACTGCTTACGAGTTTACTGCACAACAATTTATTTTCAATGTTCGTGACTATATGCCGAAATTCGGTAAATCAGCTACTGCTGAGCTTGGTACACAAGTTGAATCTAACGTAGCTCAATTGGCTGAGACTAATACATTCCGTTTTTACGGAGATGGTATCAACCCAATCAACAGCTACTTGCAATTAGCAAACGCTTTGGCTTTCTTCCGTAACTTTGGTGCAGTTCCAACAGACACTAAAGGCTATCTATCAGATTTAACATTCCCATTGATTGTTAACTCCGGTTTAAACCAGTTCACTATGAACAGGGGTAACCGCGAAGCAATGTCATGGGAAATTGGTGATTTTAGTAAGTGCGAATGGTATCAATCAAACTTGCTTAAAACTCACCTTGCAGGAACAGAAGGAAACGCAGGTTCTACATTGACAGTTGTGTCAACTACATTGGACGCTAATGGAGCCGTTATTGCTATTACATTTAGTGGAACAAACGCTGCTAGTGATGCTAATTCAATAAAGAAATATGATAAGTTTCAGTTCAGCGATGGAGTTTCTGGAAAAGCAAATCTTAGATTCTTAACCTTTATTGGTCATAAGCAATCTCAGTCTCCTGTACAGTTTAGAGCTACAGCTGACGCTGCTTCTACTGGCGGTTCACAAGTAACGGTAAGTCTTTATCCTCCATTACAAGCAAACTCAGGACAAGACCAAAACTTAAACACTCCAATTGTAGCTGGTATGCAGGTAACTGTTCTTCCTGACCATAGATGTGGTTTGATTATGTCTGGGAATCCATTGTTCTTAGCTATGCCTAGACTACCGGAAGAGGTTCCATTCCCAACTTCTGTTGCGATGGACCCTGATTCAGGAGCTAGTATTCGTCAGTATTATGGTTCTCTGTTTGGGCAAAACCAACGTGGAATGGTTCACGATGTTATATGGGGATCTACACTAGTAGACGAATATTCGATGATGGTAGCTTTGCCTATATAGATTAGGTAAGTGGCGACGCATTTGCACCGCATTTGCGTCGCAAAATAAAAGATTTAAAGGAGACAAAAAATGTCTGTAAATAGCCCAATCGTAAATGCTCGCGTTAAATACGTGAATGGATTAGAGATTGCTTATGCAACAACAACCACATTAACACTGGCTGCTGGTGCTGCAAGCAACTCTACAAATGTAGATGATATTATTTTAAGTGCTCCCGTGACCAACACAATTACTTCTGTTGGTGTGAACGGTGTAGACATTGCAGCTGCTGTATTAAGCAGTTTTTATGCCGTGTATGTAATCGGCGACTCTACTGGCTACAGAGCGACTGCAAGTTTATTATCCTTAAGTGCAACTGCCCCTTCTTTGCCTTTTGGGTATGATATGTTTAGGCGTGTTGGTTATGTATTAACTGATGGTTCTGCTCTTTTAGTTAAGTTCTGGCAATATGGCCATGCTAGCTCAAAAGATATGTGGTATGACACTGGCATTGCAACACCTGCAATTACAACATCTACTACCTATGTATCTCAATCATTAGCGGCTGGTATTCCTCCATCGTTAGTATGTGAAGCATATCTGAAGGTTGATTATACAGCGAACAGTGCGACAAATACTTGTACGATGGCGCCGTACGGCTCAACAGCTTCGGTTGGTATGATTATATTTGGTTATGGTGTGGCAGCAGCTCAGCAAGGTATGGTAACAGTTCCAACTGCGCTTAATTCTACTGCTCCAAGTATTACCCATAAAGAAACATCAGCTAGTGATGCTCTTGTGATTCTAGTAGCTGGTTATCAAGATAGTTTAGCGTAATAAACTAAAGGAGAACCCCAATATGGCGTACACAACTAATGAGCTCATAACAGGTGCTTTTTATGCATCCGGCGTAGTTTCACGCGAGTTTGAGACAGTTAGTGGGCAACAGATTGGGGATGGCCTTAGTTGGTTAAATGATATTCTAACTGAGAAAACAGTTGATGATGGTATGGTTCCTTATGAATCAACCTATACGTTTACTGCTGTTCCAGGACAAGAGATATATTCAATACCTGATTTGATTGCAATTGATACGTTGGTGTTCTTCAAGCAGTCCGTACGTTTTAGTATGTCATATACAAAGCGAAATGCTTATTTCGGATCTAATCGTGTTGAAAGCATTAGGAGTTTGCCATACCAATGGTATTTCGAAAGAAAGTTTGGTGGTGGAAACCTATATATATACTTTACTGCTGACCAGAATTACCCAATGGAACTTCATGGAACATTTAGATTAGCTGAAGTGGCATTAAATCAAGATTTAAGTTTGACGATTGATAAGTTTTATACGACTTATCTGAGATATGCTTTAGCCGATAGAATTTGCGCTGAATACAATTATGTTACGCCTCCAAATGTGGTGAAGCAACTTGGAAAATATGAAGGATGGATAGACAAAAAATCTAAACTTATTGACCTTCAGTTAGAGAAGGCATCCTCTCTTCAGGGGAGTAATGCGACTTATTCTTGGGCATGGATCAATCTTGGGAAGGGGTTTCTTCCTTAAGTTAATTTTGCTGGTCGATACAGCTTATTTGGAGTTTGAATGGGTACGGAATTATCAGAACAAATACCAATCAATGTTGCGGGTGCAAGTTCCTTTGGAGTGTGGCCCAAGATAAATCTTGAAAAGACATATAATATGTATCTTTCAGATGAATGGATGATTGGTTTCCCTGGCTATAAGAAAGTAGCTTTGGATGGTGCCCCTGGGGAAGGTAGAGCTATATTTCGGTCTGTTCGCGGAAATTTCCTTCTTGTTGTAGTTGGATCTGCAGTTTATAGATTAAATGAAGCATTGGCTCCTACTTTTGTAGGCACATTATCTACAAGTGCCGGCGAGGTATTTATAGATGAAAATCTATCGCAGCAATTGTGCTTAGTAGATGGTCTAAGGGCATATATTTATAATTCTACAACTGGAATATTAACGCCTCAAAATCTTGTAGATGGTACTGTCCCAACGCCATTACCGGTAATTCCAAATTATGTTTCATTCCATGGTGGGTATTTTCTAATTGCATCTGCTTTGAATAGCATCAATAATTATCAATGGTTTTCCTATATAAGAAATGATGACAACACCATTAAATGGTCATCTACTCAGACTATATCTACAAAACCTGATGCTGCGATAGCAGTAAGACGAATTCCAGGTCGAGGTAATAATGTTATAGCATTTGGACGTTCTGTTGCTGAGATACACACGTTGGTTGCACAAACTGGGGCATCTCAATACACAAGAGTATCTTCATATAATATTGATAATGGGTGTATCAGCGTATCAACTATCGCAGCTGGAGAAGATACGGTGGCGTGGTTAGCGGTTAACGAAGCTAATAGCCCGGTTATTATGGTTACCAATGGCTCGGAAACAAAGCAAATTTCTACGGATGGGATAGACCATCTCATGGAAAGTATCCAGTTCCCAGAGGACTCAACGGCATTCTTTTTTAGACAGAATGGACATTTATTTTATCAGCTCACGTTTTTTAATAAGGCAGACAACTTAACTCTTATTCATGATTTTACAGTTGGTAAATTCTTCCATCTATCAGATGAGAATCTAAACTTTCATATAGCTCGTGATGTGGTTTACTTTAATGAAAAATCTTACCTCGTATCATTGAATGATGCGGCTATATATGAAATTGGAGATGAGTTTAACACTTATAGTTACAGTAGAGATCCTAACGATATTGGCCAACTTATCCCGAGAATAAGGATATGCAAGACTATAAGAAAGAAAGATAGTTCCACATTTAGAGGTGGGATGTTCACATTTTTGATAGAGCAAGGTGTCACTAATTTTAATTTTGGTGCTGATGGCGATAATCAAATGATAACCGAGATTACAGAGGATATAATAGTCAGCGAATCTGATATCCCTATAGTAAGTGAAGATAGTTTCTTTTCGGTTGATAATAATAGGCCACGGGTTGATATGTCTTTCTCAAAGAATGGTAACGAGTCCTTTAGTAATATAGTGGGAAGAGAGCTAAACCCACAAGCACATTTTAGGAATCAAATAAGATGGCATAGACTTGGGCAAGCTAATGAACTTACTATTCAGTTAAGATTTTGGGGATTTAATAGATTCGTAGTAACAGAAGGGACGATTGAGACATACTGATGACAATCCCAAATTTACCACCATTCTTCAATATGATTTATACTAAAGAGAATGGAGAATTAACACCGAATGCTCAGCTGTACAATGATTTAATGTACCAGGTATTAAATGAATTGCTTAACAGTTTCAATAATAACTTTGACAATGGATTGCAGGTACCAAATAAAACAACTGCAGAAATAACAGTTTATAGAGACGATCAGATAACGCCATTAGGAACGACATGGTATAACACGAATTTAAATAAGCTCCAGGTTAAAACAAAGATGGCAATAATAATCCCTCCTACTCCTGGAACAATAGAAACCGTAACAAGCACATAAGGGAATATGAAATGGATCCATATAAAAATCAGCCATACAATAATCAGCCAAATCCTTTCCAAGGGCTCTCAAAGTATAATGGTCCATCTACACCTTATACTGGCCAAGCTTTAAATGAAGTAAAAGGCTACTATGACCCATACACAGAATATGCACGTAATCCTGAAGATTTCCTATCTAGGATCTCACAGAGCTTTAAACAGAACCCAGGACAAATAAGAGCCAATGATATCCGGATGAAAGAGCATACTGGCGCAGCTGCTGCATCAGGAAGAATAAATAATCCACAATATGAAGAAGAGCATGGCGATTTAGCTAGTGCTCTATATAATCAGGATATGCAACAATATATCGACAATATAATGAAGCAACAAGGCTTAGGTTTTCAGGCTGCACAAGGCGCTGCTGGGGATGTTTCTAATATCCTAGGGGAAGAAGGCGCATATGCTGAAAGAGCTTCAAGACAAAAACAACAAGATGAGAATGCTCAATGGCAAGCCATAATTAAAGCTATCGGAATGATGGGTGGTGCTTATCTTGGAGGCCCCGCTGGCGCTGCAGCAGGCGGTCAATTAGCCGGTCAATTTGCGCCGGGTGGAGGAAATGAGCCGGAACAGGGTTATGGATATAACAATCCTAACTATTCAAACCGTAATAGCAGATGGACTACGAGGTAACAGATTATGCCATTTCAAAGAAGCAATGTGGGTGGAATTCCGTTACTAAAAAGCCCATGGGACATGGATTTTGCAGACATGCTCCAAAAAGGCATCGCGCTTCGTCATGAACCTCAAAGGTTGATGCGGGAGAAAGAGAAGGAGCTACTTGCTAATTCACTTAAACAGAATGAATTAAATTATGCCCCGCAAACATCTGAAGCAGATATTAGGCTTAAACAAGGTCACGCTACGCAATATGAGAATATGGCAAAACTTCCATATGGCGGGAATGTTACTGGCGATGTTATGCAAAGCATTATGGTGCACAACATACTTAATGATCCAAATGCTCCTGCTGAATTAAAGCAGTTGGTTGGCGGTGATAGAAAGGCATTAATTAGACAGAGATTAATGGGTAATACTCCTGAATCTGCAAAATTGAGAGAAGATGAACAAAGGATTATGAATGATCCAAATTTATCTGACCAGGAAAAAGAGGATGCTATAGGATATAACCGATCAAAGAATATTAAGAATTCAGTAATACCGGAGTTAGAAGTACAAAAAACCCGGGCTGACATTACATCTGAAGGATTTGAAAAATTATTACAACCAGACATGTTGGAAGCCTTGACTCAATATTCTGGAGGACCAGGAACGGCTAAACGAGCTGCTGATGAATGGGAGAAATGGCTAACAGGGAAAACACCTGAAAGATTATTAAAATATGAAGATGCTGAGTCTACTGCAGAAGGCGTTGCCATGAACTTAAGAGCAGCAATTAAAGAATCGGTATCTCCAGCAAAAGGTGAAAAAATATTAGATATGATTTCTCCTGCTAATATAAAAAGAAGTCCAGAGCAAGCCATTAGACGACTTCAAGCTGCTGCTGATTTCTTTGAAACAGAAAGAAAAGGAATTTATCAAGGAACCGGAAGAACTCTTAAACCAAAAACGCAAAATAATAAAAAAACAAATTATGAAGGGAAGACAAGGAATCTTGATTTAACCACAAGGAAGCTTTCATAATGGGTATTCAATATATAAAAGCCTCGAATGGAAAAACATATCCAGTAGATTCAAACTTGTCAGATGATGAGGCTGTTGAATATGTAATAAAACAAATTAAGGGGAAAGAATCTAAACCTGCTTCTCAAGGCGATATAGTTAATAAAGTTGCTCAAGATGCAGACCTTATAAGACAAGGCAAAAATCCGATTAATTCTCAAAGAGGGGCCCCTCCAGAATCTAATGGTCGTATGGCGTTAGATAAATTTCATGATGCATTACGTAATCTAGGCGCTGGAGCTGGGAATTCTCTTCAAAATGCTGCGCAAGGATTGAAACCAATCTTAGGCATGTCAAATCCTAATCTTTTAAATGCTAAATCTGAAAATAATATTGATTTTGATAAAATGTTTGGCGTTAAAGAAAAGAATGAAGCAATCCAAAAGATTCCGGAGATCGCAACATCATTTATTCCAGGGATTGGCGCTGGGAAAGCTCTTGGAAAAGCACCAGGGTTAGTAAAGGCGGCAGGCTTAGCGGCTGAACAAGCGGGAATCCAAGGTGGTTTAGGATACTTATTTAATCCAGAATCTCGAGTGGAAAGCGCAGGAAAGGCTGGGGGGATAGCTGGAGGAAGTCAGTTAGCTATAGACTCAATGATTTCAAAACATCCAATAGCTAAAGCTTTAAAATATTTGCTACCAAGAGCTGGTGGTGCTTTCGCTGGTCAAAAAACTGCTGAATTTGCAGGATTGCCAGGATGGGCACAAACAGCAGCTGGGATTGGAGGCGCATTTGCCGGGAATGCTGGTGCTAATGCTATACCAAAGTTATTAAGAGGGGCTAAAAACCTTCACGGAAAAGAGTATGCCGAGGATGTTGTAAAGGCTACTGAGAAGATGGACCCTATAGAGCTGAAACAAGTAATGGAAACGGCGAAAAGACGTGGTGTTAATTTAACACCTGCAGAGATTACTCAGGACCCTGTTTTATTAGCAAAAGAAGCAAAAGCTGGCGTTAATAAAGAAAATGTTAGATTAAAACATGGCTTGGAAGAAGAAAGAAAAGTAACTGAATCTCAGGTGAATAAAAAATTCAAAGACGAAGTTTATAATCCTGAAAAGCATGATGCTATTCAAAAACAAGCATTTGATGATGCGAAACATAAGAGGGTTCCACAAGATTTACTTCCCGTAGAACATGATGATCTTTATAAGAGAGCTATTAAATTTGCTAAATCCAATAATGAGCTTTCCGCTGAATTGGCGAAGTATCCAGGCGGTTCTGTTGGAAGATATGATGTTGTCAGAAGGGCTTTAGATAAGATGATAAAATCAGAGCCAGCATCAACTTTCAATTTGGTAAATGCTAGAACGTCATTATCTAAGGCTCTTAAAGATTTCTCCCCAGAGTATAGAACAGCAATGGATCTTTCTGAAAAAGGGAAAGTTTTTAAAACTATAAGCGCATTAGAAAATCAAGGGAAACTTATAGGTGAAGATTTCTTCAAAGGCATGGAAGATCAAAAGAAATTTGATAGTCTTGTAAAGCATACTAGAAATGTGCCAGGAGCTGATGAATTCTTGGATGATACACGAAAGTTATATCAATTAAGGAAATCAGTAGACACGACGGCGCTTGCTAAAAAGCTAACCGATACAATGCTTCCTACTTCAAAAGCTGAGGCGGGGACATTTTTAGCTAAACTATTTAATGGCAAGTCTGATAAAGCAATGATTGAATTAATGTATGATCCAGAAATAATGAAGAAAGTTCACACAATTGCTGGAATGACAGAACCAGAAAAAGCAATGATTGAGTTTTCAAAGGTTCTATCTCGTAAAAAGGCTCAGGATGTAGCCAGAACAAAATAAAAGGGAATTTAAAATGTCACTAGACCCACGATACATAACAGATGGACCTTTAGAGGAGGGATTTCTTAGTAAGGATTCTGGCTTACCTCTTGCTGGTGGAACCGTGACCTTCTATAGGGATTCATCACGAATAACACTAAAGACAGTTTACGAACTTACTGGAGCGCCTCCCAATTATTCTTACGTTCCTCTTCCTAATCCTATAACTTTAAGCTCAATTGGGGTCATCCAGAATGCGGGAGGAGACAATGTTGTCATATATTATTATCCTTGGCTTGCTGACGGCATCACTCCTGATCTCTACTATGTGGTTGTAAAAGATTCCAATGGAGTAGATCAATTTACACGCGAAGCATGGCCCAACTCTGCCGCAGGGGAATCTCCAGGAGCAGACACAAGCTTGCCGGTTCAAAACCAGATAAGCAATCCGCAGTTTACGCAGATTCTTATAAATGATGTTCCAACGTTAACGCCTTCAACTACCACTTTTTCGGTATCGGCCGAAACAAAGGAATTTGAATTAGCGCCCGACTGGACATTTATTATAAGCGGAACAGGGGATGTTACAGTTGAGAGATTGGCATTAGAAGGTCAATTAGCAGCACCAACTAACCCCCCTTATGCTTTAAGCGTATCCACGGGTTTAAATATAAATAAATGTTATTTAAGACAACGGTTTTATACTAACTCTGGGTTATGGACTAGCACCACCAGCGAACCGCTCTTTTTATCTGCATCTTTAGTTTTAAAGAATCTTATCAACGCTGCTACGACAATAGATATGTTCTACCAAGCCTCTAATGGTAGCGGGGCAACACCTTTAAATATATTGAGTAAACCTGTTTCTGCATTATCTGATTACACATCATATACAGGACCAGGTGTCGAGATACCAATTTCTACCGATGCTCTATCAGGAGACGCAGGCTATGTAGATATCTATATATCATTTGGGCAAGCATCATCGGTTGCAGTTACGAGCATTCAAATCGTGCCTGTGGTAAACGTTACCTCAGTTCCGGTTATTTCTTATGACATTGCGAGCTCCAATAGAGCAGAAGCATTGATGGGGGACTACTATTTACCTAGGGTGACATCTTCGACAATACCAAGCCTTCTTACTGCCTGGGATTTTAAACTTAACCCTGCGCAATTTGGGGCCGCTGGAGTAGCTGCAGGGCCTGTATCAACAACACCTCAATATATATGGGATCAAACTATATGCGCCACCTCATCAGGGACAGCAGTAGTAAGTCGAAATGCAGTAACTGGGGGATTAGTTCTGGCTCCTGATACGGCTAATCAATCATTGTATATGATTCAATACCTAGGGTCTCCGCAGGCTAAGGAAGTGCTCTTTAGTCGACTAAGCTCAAATATATCAGCATATCTTGCAGCGGGCGGAAGCTCCGTAGTCGCAAGCGTGTATTTATATGTAGCTCCTGCAGCTACCGTAATACCTATATTGCCTTCATCTTTGGTAACCGTGGCAAGTAATGGCTCCTTGTCTGGCCTTGCGGCTGGATGGTCCATAATCCCAAGAAGTGGGTTAGATACTCCAAGGGCTGTCTTGTCTGCATCTTTTCCGACGGTAGATGAGGATATTAAGTTTACAGGATGGGAAGTCGTAGAAAGTGCCCAATATAATGATTCTAATAAGTTTGCCATTGTTGTTGTGTTCTCATGGACCACAGCTCCGACAATTAATATTGATTCAATATCTTTAAACAAAGGCGATTTGCCAACACGACCGGCTCCTCAGACGGCATCGGATGTTCTTTCAGAATGCCAGTATTATTATGAGAATAGCTATAACTCTGGAGTTTATCCTGGGGCGGCATCAACACCAGGTTCATTGGTTACTCAGCAAGCAGTTATTTATAATGCTCCAAACTCCTTTACATGGACCAGGACATTTGGGCTACAGTTTAAAACTAAAAAACGAACAAATTCAACTGTTAATATTTATTCTGTAAATGGAGCTATAAATACTGTTCAATTAAATACGTACGACGCTGGCGTTCAAATAGGAACACAACAGGGGACAATAACATTAGGATGGACGCAATTCTATAATGGAAATTCTGGGGTAGATTTTCAATCTATTTCTACAGTGGCTTTTGCAACGGCAGGAGCTGGCACAAGTGAAACCAGAGAAGTCGTTATACAATATCATTATGTCGCTGACAGTAGGTTAGGAGTTGTGTAGCTTTATCCGCTAGGTTATGGTATAATCCTTTATTTTAGGAAATATTATGGCTAAATTTAGAGATACGAAAACTAAAAAATACATTTTTTGGAGGATGTCAGTTTTAGTAAGAGATAAGAGTGAATGCCAACATTGCGGCTCTAAAGATAACTTGCAGGCACATCATATTGTCGAATGGGATGACGATATATCATTAAGATATGATGTTAGTAATGGATTAACGGTATGCGCTTCTTGCCATTTTAAAATACACCATACCGGTAGAGCGCCATGGAATACCGGGAAAAAAATGACTGACGCTCAAAGAAAAAAGTTGAGCGAGGCGCATATGGGGCAAATTCCTTGGAATAAAGGAATCCCGCAAACTGATGAGGTTAAAAAGAAATTAAGCCTGAAAAATAAAGGTAGAAAACTTGGGTCTATGTCGGAAGAGCGGAAACGTAAAATAGGCGAAGCCAATAAAGAAACATTAAGAAAAAATTCTGAATTTAGGAAAGGAAAAACCTGGATTAAATGCGCAGAAACTGGGAAAAGATTATGGATAGAAAAGGGATTATAGCTTAACAATATTAATTAAAGGGATTTTAAAAAATGGCAACACCATACATAGCACAACAAACAGTAACAGATTTTGGCCTTCGGTTTGCCGATTTAAAATATAGCGCCAAACTTGCAATTACGACTGATACATCTCTGACAATACCAGGGAATGCACCACGCTATAAAGCGGTCATAAAATGCGTCACCGCAGGGGAAGTGTGGGTAGCAGCTAATGCAACTGCTGCTGCAACTGCAGGAACAACTTTTGCTGCATCTACATCCGAGATGATTACTGGGAATTACCCAATTTGCAGGGAAGTGAAAGCGGGAGATGTGCTTCATTTCTTCAGTACAACAGCAACCACAGATGTAAGTGTTATACTATATGCATTAGGGACAAATAATTAAGAATAGGAGGCCAGGATGGCTAATATTAAATTCAGTCAGTTTACTCCTGGTGGAAACGTTCAATCAGGCGATATAGGTGTTGGGCTTAGGTCAGGTGATAACGCGCAATTTACCCTAGCTGGTGGTGGAGGCCTTTTTTGGTCTGTCATTCCTGGTTCTTCCCAAACTGCAATAGTCAATACGGGACTTATACCTCAAAGCGGAGGCCTGACTACCATTACACTACCATCTACGGCTCCTATTGGCTCTGTAATCTCAATACAAGGAGAAGGCTCAGGAGGATGGGTAGTAGATGCACCCGGAACTCAGATAATAAGGATAGGAGCTTCTGCAAGTTCAGCAGGAGGATCTATAGCTTCAAGCAATAGATATGATGCTATAACCTTGATATGTATCGTAGCAGACACCGAATGGGCCATGTACGGTCCCGTTTCCTCAGGATTTGTAATTACTTAAAAGGATTTTAAGATGACAACTAATAACAGTTTAAATAATGCCACCGTTCCATTAACTCCAGGTTTTGGAGGAACAGGCGTAGCAAACACGGGAACAATAACTGTAGGTGGGAATACTGCTTTTTCA